GTAATGATTTGGAAGCGCACTGCACCCACCAAGGAACTTCACCCACGCATTAAAAAGTTAGATACCCCATCACTTCTTTCATGGATGGATACTACGCTAATGAGCGTAGGTATGGCTTACGATGGCTGGCGTTATAAGGACAAGTCTCCTGAGCAGGTAAACGAGGCACTGGATGTCCTCAACGACCTTTGGGAAGAAATTTCTAATAGAAGCATTGACAAATAGGTATACCTAAATGCTAGTATGACAAGAACGAAGATTTCGGTGTTCCCTTTCCACCGAGTCTTCTAGGGGGTCCCACTTCTCTCCCTCCTGTGTGGGGCCCCCGACTTCGCCCTTCGTGTATGCTGTAATACGTGACAGTACTTGATGAATCAGAAATTGAAGAATACGAGCAAGCGGACGACCTTGATGAAACCTCCGCCGAGTTTCTTGACAACCTAGTTAAAAGGTTAATTATCTTTACAGAAGAATTCTGTGACGTTGAGTTATTTCCTTATCAGATTCCCATTGCTTACCGTTTAATTGAATCTATTGTTATTGGTGACGGTGAAGAAATCACAGTCATCGCAACCCGCCAGTCAGGTAAGTCAGAAGTACTTTCTAATGTCTGTGCGTCCCTCATGGTTATCCTTCCTAAGTTGGCTAAGGTCTACCCAACATGGCTTTCTAAGTTTGACAAGGGCTTTTGGGTTGGGGTATTTGCGCCAACTGAAGACCAAGCCGATACCGTCTTTGGTCGTATCGTTTCAAAACTGACAAGTGAACATGCACTTCAGTTTTTACTTGACCCTGAGATTGACGACAAAGCAGCCTCTGGTGGCTCTCGTGGTAAGGGTAAACTAATCAGCCTAAAGAATGCTGGCTCTATCTGCCGTATGCAAACCTGTAACCCCAAGGCAAAAATTGAATCTAAGACCTACCACTTTGTCCTTATTGACGAGGCTCAGGAAGCCGATGAGACCATGATTGCTAAGTCAATCAAACCCATGTTGGCGTTCAACAACGGTTCTATCTGCCTTACTGGTACCGCTACCCGTTACAAGTCTTACTTTTATAAAATGATTCAATATAACAAGCGTAGGTCTGTAGGCGGTAAATCAAAGCGCCAGCAACACTTTGAGTATGACTGGAAGGTAGCGGCTAAATACAACAAGAACTACCTAAACTTCATTTCTAAAGAAAAACTCCGTATTGGAGAAGACTCAGACGAATTCCAGATGTCCTACATGAATCGTTGGATTCTTGAAAAGGGTATGTTTGTTACTGAGGAGCGCCTAGACCGTATGTACGATGCCTCCATGAACGTTGTAAAGCAATGGTGGCGTACTCCTGTTGTGGCTGGTATTGACGTAGCCCGTTCAAATGACTCCACGGTAGTTACCGTTGTTTGGGTTGATTGGGACCATCCAGACCCATTTGGCTTTTACGAGCATCGTGTTCTCAATTGGCTTGAGATTAACAACGAGGAATGGGAATCTCAGTATTTCCAGATTATTGATTTCTTGCGCAACTACGATTGTATGAGAATTGGTGTGGACTCTCAGGGTGTCGGTGGTGCTGTCGCAGAACGTCTACAACTGCTTCTGCCTGACATTGAAGTTCTTGCGGTTACCTCAGATGCCAAGAATCAGAATGAACGTTGGGTGCACCTAACAGAACTTATTCAGCGTGACCAACTTGTAATTCCTGGTCATTCTAAAGCCCGTAGAATCCGAACCTGGAAACGTTTTAACCAGCAAATGTCTGACCTTGAAAAGATTTATCGTGGACCTTATTTACTTGCGGCGGCTCCTGACGAAAAGGGTGCATTTGATGACTACCCCGACAGTTTGGCGATTGCTTGCCAAATGACTACGCAAGATACGATGCCGACCATTTTGGTGGCTGATAATCCTTTTTTCCGTTGAAATATGATACCCTTATATACAAGTAACCCCAGTCCCTTTTGGAGGATTTTGTGAACGTAGCACCCGCCCCGATGTTCCCTGAGAAGTCGCCCACCATGTTTGAGCGTGGCTTTGCGCCATCAATCCCAATGAACAAAGGTCCTCTTCGCTTTGAAGAGGGTGTCGCAACTGACACCGATGTTCCTAACGATTTTGCACAAGGCGCATATATGGACACCGCTCCATCGCCCATGCGTATGAACCATAACAACCCAGAGATGTTCTACAAGCACCCAGAGCAGACAATGCAAGAGCGTGCTCACGTAGGTGCTGCTTCATGGATTGAAGCCCCTGCGGTCCTCTCAGAGTTCGTACAGGGCGCTGTAGCAGGAGATGGCATGCCATCCTTTGAGTATGAGTACAACACGGGTGGACACATGAACCGTCCAAACCCAACTGTAGTTTACGACTAAGTAATGGAATACGGCGAAGCACCAACTCCTGGTGCCGCCGAAGACTCTGAACCTACGCCGTACCAATCGTCACTGCGTATCCAGAGTGCTGAGGGTGGTATACCTATTGCGGCAGTGTACGCTGGTTTTAAAACTACGTACAACTTTAAGCCTGCGGCTGCTGCTCGGCGTATGGCCTTTGCAGAGGCTGCAACACATTACAAATACTTTGAAGCGGCTACAGCCATTCATAACCCGTATGTACCACCACGCCGTAGTCCAAAGGGCGGTATTGACCGTCAGCGCCGCCTAACAGGAAACGGTGAAATCTTTACAGACCCGTTGGATGCTTTTAAGCCTCAGCGGTTTAAGTCTACAAAACTCAACGACCCTTCACGCCTGACCTACAAATCAGGTGGACCAAGTCGTTGGGAGAAAAAAGGTTTATCCGCTTATCGTGCGGCTAACAAAGATAACATTGATGGAGTACCCGACTGATGGCTGCTGACCATATATCCAGTTTAGAAAAAAGACTTGCTGAAGTCTCAGAAGATGAAGTTCTTAAATATGCTTCAGGGCCAGGGCTTAAAGCAGCCCAAGAAACTTTTGGTGCTATCTCACGAGATACTAGAGGAACTTCCAAGGCTGGAAGACTTATGCGGGGTGGTTTAAAACCTTACTTACTAGGTGGTAGTACAAAACTTGACCACAACGACACTTCTGGTATTGCTTCTGTTCTAGGTTCCCATCAGTGGATTCAATACATGCAGCCTGCTAACGCTTCACAAATTCCAGGTTGCAACACTTGTGGTTCAAACACAAAAGGTTGTACAGCCGCTTGTTTAGGTAAGTCTGGTCAACTAGGTCTTGCTTCTGGTGAAATTGCTAAAGAAGCACGTACTGCTATGGCTTGGCATGAGCCTGCTAAATACCTTGGACTTCTTCATAACCAGATTGGACAACGTGAGCGTGTAGCAGCACGTGAAGGGCGAGCCCCTATTATACGCCTTAATGGTACTTCTGATATTGGTTGGCATCGTCTGCCTTCTGCCCCAATTATTCTAGGTTCACGCCCTGGAACTCTTTTTAGTGAGTACACTAAGTTCAACACTGGTGATGTTGTAGACCATGAAGATTCTAATGATTATGACAACTACGAATGGATTCATAGCATTACAGAAAATACAACTACTAATCGTATTAAACAAATTGTAGAAACACAAACAGAACGTGGTCATAGAAATGTGGCTGTTCCTTTTGACATGAAAAAAGGTGACCCTGTTCCTAACGTAGTAACACTTCGTGATAAGTCTGGTGCATCTATTGACCTACCCGTTGTCAAAGTTAAGGGAGTATCAGTTGGAGATGCCCATGACATGCGTGTGCGTGACCCACAAGAAGGTGGTGTTGTTGCCCTTCGTGCCAAGGAAATTGTTCAAGATGGTAAGCGTGGAATCTTTGATAATCGTGGCTTTATTCGTCCTGTAGAGACACCCGTAAGCATTAGTACACGCCCTTCTCGTAGCGCCGCTTTCCGAGGATAACTCATGGACCCTGCAATCGCTTCCATTGTTGTCGCCATTATTGGACTCTTCGGAAGCGTTGCTGTTGTTGCTATAAAAGAGTTTAAAGACATGAAACACAAGAACTCTGCTGACCACGGTGCAGTCATGCTAAAACTAAACAAAGTTCAAGACACTGTGGAAAAGGTTGGGGACAGACTTAACAACCACATTGATACACATCAAAAGAATTAATCTGCTAACATAATCCTGACCACAATCATGTGCTAGTTCATGATTCGGAATAAGGTTAGGAAATATGGATAACAAAAAGCCCATGAGCCTCACAGAGGCTTTTGCTAATCCAAAAGCGGGAAGGGACAACACCGACTGTAAGTTGATGCGTATCCGCCCAAATTTGGATGTGCAAGACCAAGAAACTCTTGACAGAGTTGTAGACGCAATCCGCTCAGATATTGGTAACGGTAAATCAAAAACATATAGTGTTTCATGGTTACATCGTGTTCTTAAAAACTTAGGACAATCAATATCCACAAGCAGTATCCAACGACACATTAATGGAAGTTGTGGATGTGGGCCAACTAACTGAACAGTTTAAACCTCAGTTTGGCCCATCATGGGACCCAGTACGCCAAGGTCCTGCAATTAAACTTCCAAAAGTTACTGTAAAGCCATCTCTTTCTGATTGGAAGAAATGCGTTGTACTTCCTGATATTCAGGCAGGTTTTTTTAGAGGACGAGATGGAAATCTAACCCCTACGCATGACCCCCTTGCTATTTCTTATGCAGTAGCAGTTGTTAAAGCAGAAAAGCCTGACATCATTGCATTAAATGGGGATAACACTGACTTTCCAGAATTTGGTAAGTACCGTCTAAGCCCTGCGTATGCATTGACTACACAAGCAACCATTGACTACATGACTACCCTTTGTGCACAACTACGAGATGCTGCACCGTATGCTCGTATTGTTTGGATTGAAGGTAACCACGAGGCACGCCTTACAAACTCAATTTTAGATAACGCAAAAGCATCTTTTGGTTTAAAGCAGGGTAACAAGCCAGATAGTTTTCCTGTGCTCTCTGTGCCCTTCCTGTGCCGTTTGGACGACTTTGGTGTTGAGTACCTTGCTGGATACCCTGCAAGTCAACTTTGGTTAAACAACCGAATTAAAATTATTCATGGTCACAAAGTTGCTTCAGGTGGTTCTACTGCCCACAAGTACCTAAGCACAGAGAAAGTTTCTGTTGTGTATGGACATATCCATCGCCGTGAATGGGCAGAACGCACACGCCAAGATTGGGATGGTGCAAAAACAGTTGCTGCTATTTCATTTGGTTGCCTTGCTCGTGTATCAGGTGAAGTACCTTCAACTAAGGGTGGTATTGACCTTGATGGTCGCCCACTAACCATTGTGGAAGACTGGCAACAAGGCTTAGGGGTAATACACTACAAAGAAGGTGATGGTCCGTTTCATCCTGAAATGCTTCCAATCCACGATGGAACAATGTTTTACAAAGGAAAAGTGTTCGGAGAATGACAACTATTGTTGGAATACAGGGTGATGGTTACGCCATAATTGCTAACGATTCACGCATTTCGGATACAGACTCAAATGGGTTTGTATCACGGATATCTACAGTGCGCCCTGGTTCTGGCAAGGTTGCCAAAAACGGCAAATATATCATTGGAGCGGCTGGAGATATGCGTGCAATTAACCTTTTGCACCATGTCTTTAACCCTCCAGCACCACCAGCAACTCTTCTTGGAATACGTTTAGACAAGTTTTTTACTTCAAAGTTTATTCCTGATTTACGAGAATGCTTTGATTCACAGGGTTATTCGTCCCCTAATAATGACCAATCAGACCATGTTGCAGAGCAAGGGTCATCAATCCTCGTGGCTATTAACGGTGTTATCTATGTTATTGATAGCGACTATTCGTGGGCTTCCGACAACAATGGTCTCTACGCTTTGGGGACGGGGGGCCCATACGCATTGGGTGCTCTTAAGGCTCTTTTTCCCAAGAAGAAGTTGACCGCTCCCCAAGCGAAAAGTCTTGCCCTCAAGGCCCTTACCGTTGCGGCTCATTATGACCCTCATACGGGTGCTCCATTCTATGCACAGATTCAAGAGCAGTAAGTCTCTAGATACAGTATTATTAAAGGATACCCTATCACAAGGAGCACTCATGGCTACGAAGAATCAACAGGTCGCAGACCAAACTCTAAAGGGTGCAGTTGTTGGCGCACTTTCTTATTTTCTTGCTAAGGCAAACATTGATGCTGGCGCACAAGCCGCAATCATGCCTCTTGTCATTACAGGTCTTGCATACGCAAGCACACTTGTAGGTGACAAGGGAACAGCAAACTTCCTCACTAAGGCATCACAGGAACTTCCTGAACTTGTAGAAGAAGTAACTGTAGCAGTTGAAGAAAAAAAGGAAGCCGCTAAGAAGGCTCCAGCCAAAAAGGCAGCCCCTAAGAAAACTGCCCAGTAAAACTGTAGTAAGGTCTAATCCATGGCAGTTGACTTTTGGTCACCCTCATATAGAGCAGCATCAAGCGACCTAACAGTTGCTATTAGCCCGTTAGGGCTAGTAGAACTTGCAGACGAAGAGTTTGAAGTCCATGGCCCACGCCTAAACCGCTACTCAGCCGCATGGGCTTGGTATCTTGGTCACCACTGGTCCTACCGCCGTGAGATGGGCGAATCACAGTTCTATATGAACTACGTCCGCACTATGTCGGACTACATTACTAACTTTTGTTTTGGTAAAGGTATTCAATTTCATGTCCCTGAGCAGAATGCTGCTGTAATCCCACCACTTCTTCACAAAGTGTGGGATGGCGATAACAACAAGCATTATGTTCTTTGGGAAATGGGACAACTAGCGTCAGTAACAGGCGATTGCTTCGTAAAGATTGCCTACGAAGAGCCTTATGTGGATTCTGTGGGCTTGCAGCACGAGGGACGTATTCGTATTATCCCTCTTAACCCAGCGCATTGTTTCCCTGAGTACCACCCGCATGACCGTGACCGTCTAATTCGTTTTAAACTTAAGTATCGTTTTTGGGGAACATCCCCTGAAGGTACTCGTCAGGTTTACACTTTTGTTGAAATCTTGTCTGACGATATGGTTCAACAGTTTGTTAATGACGAACTGATTGACCAATACCCTAATGCTTTGGGTCAAATTCCTGTTGTACACATTCCTAATACAACTATCTCGTCTTCTCCTTGGGGTCAGTCAGACATCTGGGATATCATCCCACTTAACCGTGAACTAAACGAGAAGATGACTGAAGTTTCAGACATCATTAACTATCACGCTGCTCCTGTAACAATTATTACTGGCGCTAAGGCTTCTCAATTGGAGCGTGGACCTAAGAAGGTGTGGGCAGGTCTTCCTAAAGATGCCAACGTCTTTAACCTTGAATCTCGTGGTGAAATGTCTGGTGCCTTGGAGTACGTCAATTTCATTAAGCGCACAATGCATGAGATTACAGGTGTCCCTGAAACTGCTCTTGGGCAAATGCAACCCATTTCAAACACTTCTGGCGTGGCTTTGGCTATTCAATACCAGCCAATGATGAACCGCTACAGCATGAAGAAGATTCACTTTACTAAGGGTCTTGAGCGTGTTAACGAAATCATTATTCGTACTGCTGCAATTTTTGAACCATGGTTGTTAAATTACGACCCAAGTAAGGCTTCAGAACCAGAGCGTGACCAACTTCCACAGTTAGACCCTGCTGACCCTCTAACTTACCGAACAAGTATTCACTGGCCTGAGCCACTTCCTATTGATGTTCTTATTAAGTTGAATGAAGTGCAAGCCAAGATGCAACTTGGGCTTGAATCAAAAGAAGGCGCTTTGCGCATCCTTGGTGAAGAATTCCCACGTGAGAAGTTGTCTGAAATTTTTGAAGAACTGCAAGATGACGCTATTGACCAAGGTGCCTTGGACATGATGCGTGCGCAGATTCAGCAAGCCATCATGCTTGCTACTGGAATGGTTACACAGCCTGACGGAGGTGCCCAGCCTGCACCTTCAGAAGGTGGTAATGTATCCACATCGGAAAGCCCCGCTTCCCCGATGCCTGGACTTGGTGCAGCAATGCCGATGGAAGAGGAAATTGTAAATAAAATAGTATCCAGGGCTTATGGCGCTCGTTTTGCACAACGCCGTAACCCTGACGAAGATAACTAAACGTAGCACTAAACAAGTTCATATAAGCCAAACTAACAAAGTAGGTAATACTCATGGCAAGAAACCCAGGTCCCGAAGGGGACATTATTTCAGTCCCTGCGGATGCTCCCCAAGTAGAGCAATTCGTTGAAGACGCAATGAAGAAAAGTAACTCTAAACTCTTTTCTGAGGATGAAGTAGAAAACATCCGTAAACAGGAAAAAGACAAGATGTACAAGCGTCTTGAAGAGGCTGACACCCGTGTAAAAAGCATGGAAGAGCAAATGGCTATCATCGCCGCAGAGCGTGAAGCAGCCCGCCAAGAAGCAGAAGAGCGTGCAAAGCAAGAACAAGAAATTCTTAAGCAACGTGAGCACAACGAACTTAGTGCTAAAGAACTGCTTCTTAAAAAGGAAGATGAGTGGACTCAGCGTTTTGAAAATGTAGAAAAAGACTACAAAGCACGTATTGATGCCATTGAAACCCAGCGTGCCGCACAGGAAGCACTCCTTGAAAAAGAGCGCCGTATCCAAGAATTAACGGCTTATCGCAACAGCCGTGTTCAAGATGCTGCTGACAGCATTATCCCTGAATTACAAGACCTCGTCTTTGGTAATACCGAAGAAGAGATAGAAAACTCAATTGCAGTGCTTACTGAGAGAAGTAATGCTATTATTGAATCAATCCAGCAAGCGACTGCGCAACAGCAAGGTCGCCTGCGGGGTGCGCCAGTAACGGCTCCCCCTGTTGGGCCAATGGAAACTCAGACGGAATACCAAACATTGACAGCGGAGGATATCCGCAACATGCCGATGGACCAGTACATGAAGATGCGAGACAGGCTCCTCAACGCCCGCCCCTCACGGGGCAGGTTTTAACCTAACAACAACAACTATCCACGGAGGATAATTTTATGGCCCTTCCAGCCCCACAAGGTGGCGCAATTACAGGAGCAGGTCTTGGTTCAATTACAACCACAGGCTACTCAAGTGATTCAACACTTTCTCCAGCAATTCAGCAAATTTGGTCCAAGGAAATCTTGTTCCAAGCAATGCCAGTTCTACGCTTTGAACAGTTTGCCGTCAAGAAGACGGAACTCGGAGTTATGCCTGGTTTGACAATCAACTTTATGCGTTACAACAACCTTACGACTAGCGAAGCCACTGGTGCTGAACTTACTGAAGGTGTACGTATGGAGCCAGTTGCTCTTTCTGCAAGTCAAATTCAAATCACCGTTAAGGAACAAGGTCAGGCTGTTGCAGTTACTGAACTCCTCCTCAACGCATCATTTGATGACGTTATGGCATCATCTTCACGACTTCTTGGTCGTCACATGGCTCAGTCCATGGACATCCAGGCTCGTAACACGTTGTACGCACCAGGAACACCATTCGGTGGCGGCGCAGCCGTTGCTCCTTCGGTAGTCTTCGGTCGTTCACCTGCTGCGGCTCGTGGTTCTATCTCGCCATACGATGCAGGTACCCTTGGTAACGCATCTAACCCAGGCTGGCTCTCACCTGCTGCTGTAAAAGACGCAGTTGAAGTACTTGCTGGTCAGAACATCCCTCGCCTTGGCGATACCTACGTATGTTTCGTACACCCTTCACAGAGCCGTGCGCTTCGTGACTGGCCTGAATTCATTGAAGTAACAAAGTATGCCGCTCCAGGTAACTTCATGCTCGGTGAAATTGGTCGTCTGTATGACGTAGTCTTCATTGAGACCACCCAAGTTCTCAAGGGTGGAACCAGCATCGTTGACCTCAACCCAGCAACCGCTGGTTACCAAAACCCAGATGCTGACTCGTACTCAGCAATCATGATTGGTGACAACGCATTCGGTCAGGCAATCGCATTGCCAGTTGAACTGCGTGACGGTGGTGTCATTGACTTCGGTCGTGAGCACGGTTTGTCATGGTATGCAATCTGGGGCTTCGGTGTCATCACCGCAGAGTCTCGTGTTGTAATCAACACAAAGGGTGGCGCAATCTCCTAATAAGGAGCCTGCAATCTACTAAGATGTCGGAGGGAGGGTCCCTTAAGACCCTCCCTTCAGCACAACAATTACGTTACATAAACTAGGAGTCAAAATGACCACAAAAAAGACCAACATATTTGCAGAACCAGTTGAGGAAGATGAGACTGAAACAGTTGTCTCTAAACCCGCTACTGATTCAAACATTCGCCGTGCTCGTATTAAAGGCACATGGCTGATGCATTGGGGTAATCAAAAGTTTAACTTTGAAGATGGAAAAACCTTCCATATTCCAGCAGACCTCTATGAGTACCTCAAGACCAACGGAAACATCTACGACACTCTCTGAGGTAATTAATGGGCTTTACCATTCCCAACTACACCAATGCAGTTGCTACTGGGGTTGGCGACCAGGCAGAGCCCGACAGTGTAGATTTCCAAATTCTTGGAAACTCATCCAATGGTGTGGTATTTGACCCCACCAACTATGCAACTAACGGTGTTGTTACTAAGACCTCAACAACTAGTAACTCTGTTAATATTGCTCCGTACAAAGTGCGCATTGATGGTACCTATTACCACAACCACGAAATTTTTACACTTGTATTAGACGGTGGTGATGCAAACAAGCGTTTTGACCTTGTAGTCATTCCTAAAGAAACTCCACTAATACCTAAGTTTCGTAAAGGTACATCTAGTAGCACTAACCCAGAATTTCCTTCCCTTGTTGATGGTGACATTGTTCTTGCTGCTATTTATCGCTCAGGCTCAGGTTCTGCTGGGTACATTGATACACCCAACATTGTAGATAAACGTTTCTTTATTTCAAGTAACACTACTTGGATTAATGCAAATGAACCTACCCTTGCTGCTAACAGTGATGGCGCTAAAGCCGCTAACGGTGACATCTGGATTACCACAGCAAATGCTGCATTTGGTAAATCTAGTGTATGGCTTAAAGTCGCAGGCGCTTGGGAAAACCTTGCTAAGTACACTGCAATATCTAGTACCAATACTGCAAATAACCTTGTGCTACGTGATGCCTCAGGAAACTTCTCTGCTGGCACTATTACCGCAAACCTTGCAGGAAATGTCACAGGAAATGTCACAGGAAATGTCACAGGCAGTTCAGGAAGCACTACTGGTAACGCTGCTACGGCTACAAACGCTACTTTAGCCGCTAAAGCGTCTACTTTGTCACAAGGTGGAGGTAATGGTACTGCCATGACTTTCAACTGGTCTGGTCAAGGTGGTCAACCTACATGGCTTTGGGGTAGCAATGATGGTTCTAACCATTATGTCTGGAACCCTTCTAACTTTAATGTTAATTCTGCTCAGACTGCTGCGGCTGCTGGGTACTCTAATTACGCTGGTTATCTGTACGATTCAGGTACTAACTTTTATTGGTCTATGCAATCTGGTAACTATTGGGGAACTGGCAGTGCTGCGGGAGTTGAGGCTAGTCAATTTTTAGCCACCGATACTTCATCGGGCTCACATTTTAGAGCAGGTGGTTCTTATACTTACCTTGGCTTGAATTGCCTCCGTGTTATAAACTCAAGTGATGTTTATAGTCAGGCAGTTTCAGGTCGTACTGTCCTTGTTAGTTCTAACCTAACTTTAGGTACATCAGCATCTAGCCGTAAGGTTAAAGAAAATATTGTTGATTACACCGATTTAACAAAAAGAATTTTAAATATTAATCCAGTGACTTTTGATTACAAAGCAGAGTATATTGAAGAAGATTCACAAGATACTCGTTTTAATCAGTTTGGCTTAATTGCTGAAGATATGCATGATGCTGGTCTAAATCATCTTGTTCATTACGACAAAAATAACCAACCAGAAGCAATTAACTACACAATGCTTGCTGTAGAACTTCTAGGTGTTATTAAACAACAAGAAACTGCTATAGCAAGTTTAACCGCACGTATTGATACCTTAGAGGCCCAGTAATGGAACGACCAATCCCAAACCCCACGGGAACGGTTGCGGACATTACAAAAATTCGTAGTGTTACCGCTCATAGGTTTCGTGAACAACAACCACAGATGAATGAACCGTCTAGTGACACTATCCCTGGAAAGGGCTCAGGAGACCAATAATGGCGCAGACACCCCTTCAATATGTTGTAGAAGTAGCACGAAACTATTTGCGTGATTTTCCTAAGTTCTTTCAAGTTAACTTTGACGCTGTTGGGCGTACATTTGAGTTAGGACAACCTAACATTGACACCAACACTATTTGGGTTGCAAACATTGTTGGTGCAAGTGTTACACCACTTACGTCTACTAACTACTCAATAGATGCCCGAAATGGTATTGTGAGGTTGGCTGATACCCCTGCTGCCAACAGTAAAATTATTATTGAAGGTTATTATTACGAGTGGATGTTACCTGCCGACCTTGAGTTTTACGCAAAACATTCAATTAATTACCATAAACCAACTATCAATGTTCCCTTAGAACAGGCTAATCCAGCAGTCTTGGATGTCATTGGCATTGGTGCCCTTGTAGAAGCCCTACAGGCTCTTATGACAGAATATGCTCGTGACATTGATGTCATGACTTCTGAGTCCATTCATATACCTGGTTCTCAGCGTTTCCGCATGCTCCAGAGCCTTTGTCAACAGTGGGAACTTGAGTACCGTAAGCGTGCCAATAACCTTAACATTGGTCCTGAGCGCATTGAGCAGTTCAGCCTTCGCCGTGTTTCTCGCACAACTAACCGTCTTGTACCACTTTACAAAGCCAAAGAACTTGGGGAGTACGGACCAATGGAGCGCATCTTTACTGAAGACTCAGAGGGTCAAATTCTTATTACTGAAAAGGATGAGCCATTGCGGGAAGATGTCTTTATTGATACAGAGCCTCCTGCTAGTTATACGAGCAACGCCTACTTCTAATGGACCTACGTTCAGAAGCGAACAACATTCGCAAGCAGTACCGCAGTTACCAATCCTATGCTGGTGAAAGTGTCGTTTGGTACGAACACTCTCCTTTAGCAAATGCTGCTAGTGCAGGCTCCTACTACGATGATGTGTATGACGAGGGAGCAATAGGTGGCGGTGGTAAATCTTTTAAAACAGGAATTACAGTGCCTATTTTAATGATTACAGAATCTGAAGATACTAAGCGTGCAATCCCTGAGGGTCGCCAACCCGTAGAAATTGTTAACCTAGTGGCTTCTGTTTCAGACTTCCGAGATGCAGGAATTGAAACTGTTTTTGAGTACAAACAACACCTTAATGACATGTTTTTGTATGATGGTAGGTACTTTTCTGTAATGTCCTATCGTGTACGTGGTCGTCTTCGGGATGACATTTTGGTAGTTGTGGAAGGGCTAGAGGTGTATCTTAACCAAGAAATGCCCTTTGACCCAGGTCCTACAGCATATGCGGTTAAGAACTATCCTTGGCCCACAAAACTACCTACCATCTGATAAACTTGTACTATCCTTGATGAGCGTCAAGGTGCTACATTTGCCTAGAACTGCGTAAGGACCAAGCCATGACAGGCTCTTCTTCAACACAACTTAACGACAGTTCTGCACCCCTTTTGTCGGGCATGTTTGCATTTGTAGGCCACTTTGAGCAAGTTATTAATAACTATCATGCCGCTATAAGCACCGCTATTGACCATGTATCTACCGCTGAACAAGCCATGATTAGGGATAAAGCCCGCCAATCAGACACAGGTTGGGCTCCTTTGGCAGACAAAATTCAAGTTCAATACTCTCCTGAAGAGCGTATGCTTAAGTATTCTGTTGCTACTGAGGACGTAAAAGAAAACAATAAAGCGTTATCTTTGGAGTTTGGTGACGGAGACAGACCACCAGCACCTTTACTACGCTCATCTGCCCATGCAAGCAAAGAGAACTTTGGCTCACAAGTCACTGATAAGGCTTATGAACTCCTAAGTGGTGGTTACTAATGACACGTACAGGGTTTCTACTTGCCGAAGATGAGGCTATTAAAAAGCGTTTAACGGGTCTTACTGTTACAGATGACCGTAATAACACTCGCCCAGTACAGGTGTTCTTTAGATACCCTGATGCTGAAACTGAACGTGAATACCCTTTTGTCACTATTGAAATGCTTGACATTGTCCATGCTAAAAACCGCCAGCATTCAGAACTTCCTATCTACTATTACAACACCGCTGGGGGAGCATCTGCCCCAACAGGTGCTTCGGTTATGCCAAATGCCATGAATTACTGGCCTAGCAACTCCCCTGATTTTGGTTATTTAGATAATAAAAATGATTTTCAAGTTCTTGTAAGTAATGAATTTGTTCCTGTTGACCTTCTGTATCAAGTGTCTACTTTTACCCGTAGCGCCCTTCATGACCGTCAGTTGTCAGCAAACATGCTTACTAAGGTTTTCCCCTTCCGAAGGGGTTCCATTCACATTGATGCGGACAACACTGACCGCAGATTAGAACTCCTTGACTGGTCAACTGCTGACTTATTGGACCCCGAAGCGGGTTACCGTAAGCGCATTTTCCGCAAGGTTTATACGTTGCAGATGTCGGCAGAACTGCCTTCAACTGATATATATGGCACCCAGCAGACCACCGAGATAGTCGCTAATATTGACTATACGAATTAATAAAAGACTTCATACCATCTACCCCATCTAGGAGAAGAAATGACATATTCACGCCCAGGTATTTACGTTACCGAAGGACCATTTACAACTAATGTAACCAGTAGCCCCGCTACGGTTGCTGCTGCTTTTGTAGGAACCGCTGAACGTGGTCCTTCTACACCAGCACTTGTACAATCATGGGCTTCATACAAAAACCAATTTGGTGATTTAACAGCAAACTACGAAATGGGTTATGCCCTTTATCATTTCTTTTCAAATGGTGGACGTAGTGCTTATGTAACTCGTGTTACTTCTGGTGCAAGCACAACTGCTGTTTCCTCAAGTACTTTTACTGGTACTGCAAATAGTAGTGCTCAAACAGTATTTAAACTTAGGGCTCCTAACCCAGGAATTTGGGGTAATGCAATCACTGCAACAGTAAGCGCAGGAAACATTACAGGAACTACTCCTACTTTTAATTTGGTTATTAGTTACGGTGGGTCTGAAGTAGAAAGTTGGTCAGAGTTAAGTCTTAACCCTGATAACTCTCGTTATATTGCAGCAGTTTTAAACAATTACTCTTCTTATGTCCAAGCGTATGATGTTATGTACAATGCTGCTGCCTCAGCCGCTTTTGCAGCGGGGACAGCCTACACAGTTAGCAACGCTTCTAACCAGGCTTTTACAGCAGGAGCAGATGGAAGTGTTATTACAGATGCTGACTGGGCACGTACTTTGCGCTTGTTGGATAATGTTGAAGGTCAATTAACAATTAACCTTGTAGGACAAAGTTCTACATCTATTATTACTAACGCTATTAGTTATGTTGATGGAGCCGTTGAAGGTTCCCGTAAGAATTCTTTCTTAGTCATTGACCCAGACAAGACACTCACAACAGCCGCAGACATTAACACCCGTATCCAAGGTTATGGTTCAGGTACCTCTTACGCTGCTGTGTATTACCCAACACTTTCTATGAGTAACCCTGCTGTTCGTGGAGCAGCCGCACTTCGTGACACCTACCCAGGTGGCGCAATTCTTGGTTTGTACCAACGTGTTGACGCAGAACGTGGGGTTGGTCGTGCACCTGCTGGTTACGCTTACTCGTTAGCAAATACTTTTGGCACTACAGTTAACTTCAATGAGAGTACTATTGGTACTTTATATAACAACCATGTAAACACGCTTAAGAACGTTCCTGGTGCAGGAGTTATTGTTAATGGTGCCCGTACCCTTATTAAAACAGACAATACAAAGTACATCCCTAGCCGCCGTACTCTTAACTACGTTAAAGCCCAAGTTGAAGAACTTACAAAGCCAGCATTGTTCCAACCAAATGGTCCTCGCTTGTGGACTAGCATCTCTGGAAACATTGCTAAAATGTTGAGTGGTTTATATTCTTCTGGTGCTCTTAAAGGTAATAATGCTTCTGAAGCATTTTATGTTACCTGTAATGAAACAAACAACACAAGCATTACAATTGATTCAGGAGAAGTAAATGTTGAAGTGGGTGTTGCTTTGCAAACTCCTGCTGAATTTATTGTTATTAACGTAAGCCAATTCAGCGGTGGAAGCACCGTTACCGAGACACTCTAAGGAGTAATTATGCCTACTACACGCACAGACCCAATCCGCTCATTTAAGTTTGAAGTACAATTTCTAGTACCAACAACCACAGCATCAAGTGATTCACCAAACACACCTGGAACAGTCGCCCCAGGTGCTCCTGGTTCTGCTGACAACAGTCTTGCAAAATTTGCTGTTGGTTTAGAAAACCTTGGCTTTGCCGCTATGAGTGGTTTGGCTGTAACTAACGAAGTTATTCAATACCGTGAAGGTGGAATGAACACCCACCCACACAAGATGGTTGGTCAGACTGACTTTGCACCTATTTCATTCCAACGTGGTGTTATTGAAAAACAAGACCAATTGTGGAAATGGCAACGCTTTATCCACAACTGGCAGTCAGGTGCTCCTGGTTCTACAGGTGGTTCTGATTATCGTTGTGACGTTGTTGTATGGGTATACGACCACCCACACTCTAATGCTTCATACACTGACAATGTTGGTAATAGTACTACAACACAAAATGGCAAGAAAAAACTTGGTATCAAAATTTTCAATGCATGGCCTGCATCATTCACAATGAGTGGTCTTAATGCAAGTGGTAGCGAGATTATGGTGCATGAACTAAGTTTGGTTCACGAAGGTTTTATGCTTGCGTGGACAGATGCAGAAATTGCAGCACTAGACGCACAAGTCTAAAAAATTAACAAATAGGAGAATAAAATGTCAAATATTTCAGAATCAGTGGTATCAGCCGCTAACGAAGCAATTAAAGATTCAGCCCCACGTATGGGTTCAGCGCCTCCAGCGTCTGTAAAACTAATGCGTGGAATAAAACATGAAGACGAGTGGTTGCAAAATGCAATTATTCGTGAGTTAAACGGAGAAGATGAAGAAGCCATTGTTTCTTTAACTACAAAATCCGACATGGTTTATAGTGATTATATGAGTGCTTTACTTAAACGAGCAGTTGTAACTATTGGGGATGTACCCATTGCAAAAAATCAAGGACTAATTGACCAACTGATGATTGGTGACCGAGACCTTTTGTTTATTGGTGCTATGAAAGCAACCTACGGTCGTTTCCGTGAAATGGAAGTGTCTTGTGGAAACTGCGGAGAAACTAACTTTGTAACACTAAACCTTGATGAAGATTTTTCATTTGAGTTTCCAGAAAAAGATTTCACACTTCCAATAGAAGTTGAATTGCGTGATGGTTCTATCGTTAAACTACGTTACCCAACTGGCGCAGATAGTTCACATGTAGCAAAAAAGGCTAAGACAACTGCTGAACAGAACACAATGATGTTGGCTCGTTGTTCCGAATGGGACGATAACCAACCTACAAATACGGAACAATGGGCAAAACACCTTGGTGTAAGTGACCGCAGCAAGTTGGTACGAGCGCTCACCAACAACCCTCCTGGGCCAAAGATGGAGGAGGTGAAGACTCAGTGCGCTAAGTGCAGTGAAGAACTCCTCATCATCATGGACTGGGTCTCACTTTTATTCAGTTAACCTCACGCTTACTTATTGGGAATACGAAACGATTGCTTCTGTTTATACAGGGTTTGGTCTGGACGACCTAAAACATATGACAGTACGTCAGCGAGATTATTGGAAATCAATGGCTCGTTGGCGTAATCAATCCTAAGGTTAACTATGGCAGAAAATCCTATAGCAGATAGCAGAGACACCCTTGATAGTGGTGTTCGTCCTGGCGAGCGTATGGGTAACCCTGCTGCTAGTGGCAACAATCGTTTTTCCGCAGACTTAAAACCATTACAAGAACTTGATGCGGCTCTTACCAAGTTGCATACAAACATTAACAAGTTTAAAACAGACCTTCCTAAAGTTATTACTTTAACTGAGCAATGGGCTGCCAAAATGCAGAAGGTTGCCAATGCCATGAATGGTATGGGCGGTGGTAAAGGCGGACCTACAAGCCCTAGTGGACCTGCAAGCCCTAACGGGGCTCCTGCGGGCACCCTTACCGATAGCCTCCTTGGTGGCGGTGGCGGTGGAGGTATGTTCAATACATACCATATCACTACTGACCGTAGTCAAAACTTAACAATGATGGGCGGAGGAGGCGGTAGAGGAGGCGGCGGAGGTGCTGCTGCTACTGGTGCAGACATTGCCAAGCAAATTGCAGGGGCTATTGGTGCTGCACTGAACAACCGTATTAATAATAACGCTGCTTATTCATTATCAGCCAACCGCATGGACATGCTTCTTCAACAAACCACAGGCATGAGTGGTCAAGAAGTACGAGATAATAAGCGCAAACCACTTACCCAATACAAACTAGGTGCTGGTGGAATTAATAGTGTTTTAAGTTTAGAAGCCTCTACAGGTATTGACGCTAACAAACAAGGTAACAGCGTTGAGTTTTTACGTGCTGCTTCTGGTTATGGTTATTCAACTGACCAAGTAAACCAAATGACAAAAACTATGGCTGGTCCTGAATCAGCCAACCGTATGTTTATGACTATGGGAACTGGTATGTACGGCGTTGGTGGTCAACAGCGCAGTGCTAAGGAAGTTGTGCAACGGACTGTTCAGCGCCTTGGGTTAACTACCGAAAGTTCTCTTCAAGGTGCTATGACACAAGGTTCAATGACTCGTGAACGTCTGCGTCAATCAGGTGTCCCCGAAGAAATGCAAGATATTACCCTTCAATACGCAAAAGAAAACATTGCGTTTAAGAAGAAGGGTGGTAGAGGTATGTATGACGCAGCCAATAAGTATGACCGCAAAATTGCTGGCGTTGAAGATACTTATGCTAACCAAAATGAAGAGACCGAGCGTGTAAAAGCAAGTCGTGAAGAAAATATGTATGACAAGCAAGCGGATAACTACGCTGCTATGGAAAAGGGAATGCAATCCCTTACACGTGCATTACAAAAACTAGATGACACTTTCTCTAGTGCTATGGGCTTTAAAGCACGTAATCGTGGAGCCGCTGGGATAGCGGGTGCTGCTCTTAAGGGGGCTGCACTTCCATTATCTTTTATTCCTGGAGTTGGACCAGCCTTAGGTATTGCCGCAGGTGTTGCGGGTGCATTCCTGGGTGACGCTACAGGTGAAAAAGAACCAGGTGCTAAAAAGGGTGGTACTGGCGGAAACGTTGCTAAAAGCAGTGGTCAACTTTCAAAACTTCACCCAAAAATGCGTGAAAAAGTAGAAGCAATGATGAAGGCTAACCCACGCCTTTACATTGGTGGTGGTGTGCGCTCTACTGAACAACAGAAACAACTGTTTGAATCACGTTATGAGCCAACTCCAGAAAAAACAGATGTTTTCTGGAAAGGACAATATTGGAAACGTGTTCGTGGTGCAGCCGCAGCCCCTCCAGGTATGTCCATGCACGAAATTGGTTTGGCAGTTGACTTTGCACCATCAACAGAATTTGATTGGGTAAAGGAACACGCCAAAGACTTTGGACTTCGTTCATTTCATGATGTCAATAACGAACCTTGGCACGTACAACCTGCTGAACTTCCTGGCTCTCGCTCTCAGTACGAAAAGATGGGTGCCCCTTGGGGACACAACGGTGTAGTTGCAGAACCCACAGATACCAATGCGGCTATTAAAGGGCTAGAAACAATGATGCATGGTGGTGTTAGTAGCATGGGTGGCTCTTCTGGTAAACAGGGAGTAGACATTAAAATCCAAGGATACGCAGGACTTAGCATGGGTGCGGCTATTGAAGCAATGGGTCTTGACTTACAAGGAGCAGGAGGGGGAGGAAGCCTTAGCGCCGCATCTTTGGGTGGTGGAAGTCCAGGTAGTGGGTCATCTAGTGGGTCATCTAGTGTTGGAAGTTACAGTGGCAAAGGTCCCCTAACGGGTCGTCAAGTAGCAGCCATTATGTACAAAGCAGGCTTTAGAGGAAAACGGTTAGTAGAGGCAGTAGCCATTGCGCACCGAGAATCTAGGTTTAACCCTAAATCATTCGCTGATGATGACGATGACCTTTCATATGGTTTGATGCAAATTAATATGAAAGGTTCTATGGGCCCTGCTCGTAGAGGTTACTATAACCTTAAAAAGAATGAAGAACTGTTTAACCCTGCTACAAATGCACGAGTTGCTTGGAAATTGTCTGGGCACGGTAATAACTGGGAGCATTGGAAAGACGACACAGGTAACCCATTAGGAAACACCAATATCCCACAAGCCACTAAGTACGTTAAAGAAGCGGGTTATGCCACCTCAGGACACCCCAAACAGGGTGACCCTGTATCAGGCATGGGTATGGCAATGTCTGCTCCCACCCGTGGTGGGTCTGTAGTCGTCCAAGGAGATAGTGGCAACACTTTTCATGTTAGTATTGCTCCAACAATTAATTTAAATGGTGGCAATAATTACAGCGGTGACGTAGAACGTATGGCAAAAGATGTTGCGCATCTTCTAGACCGTGAAGTTCGTATGGCTTTGTTAAGGAACTCATAATGACAACATATAACCCAAACACAAATGCAAATGTTAACACAACTGGCTATTCCTCAGACCAGTTTTTAAATTTAGTTACTAGTGGCGCTGAAACTCGTGGAGTATCACGAACGGCTGAAGACAACCCAGAGTTTTATTTTCCAGGTAAAACTCCACCAAATGTTTATGATGTTCCTGGGGCTCCTAAAACCAACACTAATATCCAACGTGGTTTTATTAGAGGCATTTTTCCTGAAGTACTTACCCAGATTAATGCAGCAAAAGACCCTAAAACAAATAAACAACTAACTACTAAATATACAGGTATTACACCACCTACTCGGCGTTGTTTTTTTCAGTTTAATCCAAGCCTTATTTTACGTTCAGTGCAAGCCAGCACTACCACGCTTAACCCGCTACTTCAAGACCCTACTCAGTTACTTCAACCTATTCCAGGTCAAGCAAGTTTTGAATTTCAATTGTTGTTTAATCGTGAACACGAAGTATCAGCGCAAGAATACATTAATGCTAATGGAAAACTTGAAAAAACATCTGCCCTTTCAGCAAACCTTGCTAATTATGGAGCAGACCTCAAGGCAGGTGGTCTTGCTTATAAACAAAACCAATTAGGTGACCTTGGTGTACTTGTAGATTTGTATGTACTTGATTCTATTATTGGTCAATCAATCACATTTGACTCTATTAGAAGCATTCAGGCTTACTGGGAGGCAACCAAAAAATTGCGCCCTTCAGATGAACTTGATAAAGATGGAAAGCCTGTACAACCATATGGAGACACAGATTTTTTAGGTACAGGTACAGACACTAAATATGCAGACAGTCTTAACAAAGTATTGGGTAACTCTGCGTTCCTTAACCCAATGCCTATTCGTATTGTTTTTTCATCTTTGTTTATGGTTGAAGGTTTTGTAACTGCTTCTAACGTGGCTTTTCATAAATTCAGTAGAAACATGGTTCCAACAGTTTGTCAAGTGACCCTAAGTGTTCAAGCAATGTACATTGGCTTTGCTAAAAAAGATTCTTACGTTAGCACACAACTTACTGAAGCACTTCAAACTGATGCTGCAAATGACGCAGAAACAAGTAAAAATATTGCAGATTGCATACAACTTGTAAAAGAACAGGTAATTTGTATCCAAGAAGGCGTAGACTATGCATACCCAACATTTGCCCAATACGAAGAGGCTACAGTTGACCTTAATTGGCAAGACAACGAAACTTTAAATGGTTGGTTTTATAGACGGTATCAAAATAAAATTGACAATAACTATTCACAAATACCTAACTTAGAGTTTGGTTACCAACCAGGGGAGGTACTCCAGACCGCCTTCAGGAACAAACTAATTTTAACTGCGGGTTCAACATTTCGGCAGGAACAAGACACTGCAATGAATCTTGGTATTGAATCTTATACTATGTATATTTATAGTGCTGCGGACGCTAACAAAGCAAAATATAACAACCCCAATGATATTGTTCAAGTAGCAGAAAAAGGTAATTTTGATGGCGTAATAGGAGATTTACGACCTATTGCTACTTCTGAATTTAGATATATTAATACTAAGAAAAACCCACAGTTACGAGAGTGGTCAGAACTAGACAGTGACAAATGGGAACAAGAAAAAACATTTGGGAAGTTTAACCACGACTACTTTGGTACTTCTTTAAACGAAGCAGGTCTTGACGAAGAACGTTTAAAAACCCCTAGCGCCTATTTTGGCACCTCAGTTTATGTTGTTTTTGTTCTTGTAATAACAGCAGAATCAAAAGCAGCAGTTGGTGATAATGTAAAAAACCGTGTTACCAAAGCAAGTGGGCACATAATAAATCCCAATACTCAGGGTATTAATGCAGTTAACGACCCAACATTTGGTAGACGATGATTTTTTCAAATTCCCGTTATGTAGCATCAGTTGCTACAAAAGATAATGTTTCCGTGCCTATTGCTGTAAAAGGTGCTAGGTACACTGCACAACGTACTACCACTATTGTGTCTACATATGGAGACACCTTTGATATTATTGCAGCACGTGTTTTAAATGATTCTACACAATATTGGAAAATTGCAGGATTAAACCCGTATGTTAGATTTCCTGACCAAATCCCTATTGGGACAGTGCTTGTGATTCCATTGCCATGATTTTTAAGTCTGCATCTCCTTTATCTCCTACTGTTGATATAAGCATTGACAAAGTCCCTACGGACTATACCCAAATGCAACGTGTTACTATTGAAGAAGAAGAAAACAAACATACATTAGTAACTATTGATATTAGTGGTATAAACCCAGAAACAGTTTCTGATTACATTGATAAACCTATAAGCATTAAAATTGATTTTGATGGTGTAACAGGTATTAATTTTGTTGGGTACATTGTTTTTTTAGAACCTACATCTGTTACTCATGACGGTCTTGTAAACCACAGTTCATTTCAAATTACCCGCATGTATTGCATGAGTTCTAGTTACATCATGAAATCTAAAAAATCTAAATCTTGGGAAAATGTAACTATTTCAGACATTGCTGTAAGTATTGCAGACACCTACAAGTTATCTGTTGCAGTTCCTAAAGATTCATACAGGTTTACTAGGTTAGTCCAAACTAACCAATCTGATTGGTCGTTTCTTGTTGACGCATGCAAAAAACTTGGATACTCAATAACCATTACAGGAACTAATCTTCATATTTGGGACCCTTATAAATTATTTGGTAGAAACATTTCTTATGCTGTTTTAAAAAGCATTACAGGTTCATATGGAAATGTTGTACCAACTTACGGACAAATAATTAGTTTTGAAGGACGTATTGGTGCTGTTACTACTTCTGCAACAAGAACTTCTGATACTTTGCATATTCTAGATAAAGATGGATTACTAATGAGCCTATCCAGTTCTATAACTGATGATACTTCTGGGTTAAGTAATTCTTTAGAATCTTTATTTACTGACACGTTAAATATTAATGTTGACAACTATGAAATGGGAAAACGTATAGTAGAAGGTGCTCTTCGTAGAAAGTTTTCAAATACTGCAAAAGTTGTAGTTACAAGTAGCCCTGAACTACGCCCTGGAAGCATTGTTAAAGTAGACAAATATAATTCTAAATTAGATGGTTTTTGGTATGTAAAGTCTGCTAAACATGAACTTACTAAATCAGAATTATTTACTACATTGATGATTGCTACAGATGGTACAACTACAACAACTCCTGTATCTAATACTGTAGAAACATTTGTAGAACCTCCTACCTCTTCATTGGTTTCTGATGTTTGGGTTTCCTCTACGCATTCTGCGGTTATATACAGTTAGCGAGTTATTATGAAATCAATTAATATTCCATTTTCATTTAGTAATGGGGGAGTCAGTGAATCCTCAGATATTGCTATTATTACCCAAAATAAAATTGTAGATGTGTTAATCACAAATAGTGCCGAAAGGGCTATTAATACTAGTTATGGGGTAGGTATACAGTCGCTTTTGTATGAGTCCATAGACAGCCTACTTTTTGATGATTTTAAATCAGAAGCACTTGTAAAAATTAATGAAGTTCTTGATACTGGTAGCGTGTTAGACATATCAATTGCTCAAGAAGACCTTATTCAAACAGCCTTTGTAGAAGACAGTACAATTGCTATAACTGTGGTGTATTCTTTACCTACCACAAATTCAATTACAACTTTTACTTTTAATGTAAGTTCCGATTTTTAGTAGGATATAGATATGCCAATTTTTGATTATACAAGCCGTGATTATTATTCTATTAAAGAAGACTTATTGTCACGTGCCGCTGAACTCCCTATTGGGGCTTCTTGGAATACTCGTTCCACCTCAGATTTTGGTGTAATGCTTGTAGACCTTTGGGCATACATGGGTGACGTTCTTCATTTTTATGTAGACCGTGCTGCTGCTGAAACTTTTGTAAGCACTGCTACGCAACGTGAATCGTTACTTGCTTTTTCAAATCTTGTAGATTACGAACCTATTAAAATGAACGCAGCAAAAGCCACTGTTACTTTAGTTTCTACGGCGGCTTGGACAGGACTTGTAGAAATACCTGCCTACACTTCGTTTGTAGCCCCAGCACAAAATGATAATGAAACAACTGTTTATTTTGTATCAACTACCTCTGCATCTATGGCTTCATCGTCTACTGCTGTAACCATCCCCCTTACAGAAGGAATTGCTGTTATAAACGAATCGCCTACTAATACAACTAGTATTAGTGCAAACTTTAGTAATGGTACATCTAATCAAAAATTTAATCTTAGATACAGTAATGTTTTAGCAAGTAGTATAAGTGTTCTAGTATATGAAGGTGCTTTAGATGTAAATGGTTTACCTACAGCAGTTTCTTATCGGTATGTTGACCGTTTGATTGATGTGGCTTCTTATGAACGTGTTTTTTCATTAGCAACATCTGCTGACAATATCAGTCAAATTGTTTTTGGTAATGGTATTAATGGTAAAATTCCACAAAGTGGTGCAGAAATTAAAGTTTCGTATATCAGGTCGTCTGGTAGTTATGGCAACATAAAAGCAAACAAAATTACTGCTTTTGCGAGTAACACCCCTATAGGTGTAAAGGTAGATTCTTCAACGGCTGCTGTTGGTGGTTATGACGCAGAGTCCGTACTTTCTATGAAAGCAAATATACCTGCGTTACTTAGAACACAAGACAGAGCAGTTTCATTACAAGATTTTAAAGATTTGTCATTGCGCATTCCTGGTGTTTCTAAGGCAACTGCTTCAAATGCTGGCAGTACAGTCACACTTTATGCAGTGCCTTTTCAAACTGACTATTTACTTCCTTCATTTGGTTCAACAATTAGTATTCCAGCAAACATACAAACAAATGCAATTACGTATTTTGAACCAAAAATAATGCTTGGTGCGAGTGCTACAGCAGCAAGTTCTGTGGATTTAACTTCTGTTTACATTACTGCAAATGTAGTAGTTAAAGACGGTTATGTACAACGTTCAGTTAGAGATGCAGTAACTGCTGCTCTTGATACTATTTTTGAATTTGATGCAGTGTATTTTGGACAAGTTTTATCTCTTGGAGAAATCTATAAATTAATTATGAATGTAGAAGGTGTAGATTACGTAAGCATTTCAAGGTTTAACACTTCATCAGGAGTTGCTATTGCTTCAGGAAACAAAATAACTGCTGCACCTACAAGTCTTTTAAAGAAAGCCGTTGACTACGATTTAAGTGGCATTACAGGTGGTGTGGTTGGCGCATAATGACAACTACTTCCTTTACTCTTAGAAAACTTAGTGCAGGTTATGGTTCGTTCCTTCAAGGTACGGGTGAAGACACGGCCCTGCGGTCAGACGCATACGTTTCGTTAGCAAATGTAGGCGATGCAGATGCTAACTTGTTTACTGCCAATATTATTGATACTGACAAATTAACGCTTTCTTGGGATTTTTCTTTTACATTTCAAACTTCTTTACCAGCAGGTGAATCAGCGGCACCTATATCTATGGCAATAGTAGCCTCTACTACAGGTGAACCACTTACCATTAAAGATGGCGCACAGATTTATAAAGATAGTCGTAATGATGTACTTTCAATATATGACACAATTAGAGTTTCACCAGGTAGGTGGGTTTACTATTCGTTGTTTATTCAATATTCAGATTTTGCAGGAACAACTTGGTATGAACGAGTAGCAAAACTTTACATTCAAATACCTATTGCTTATAATTCTATAGACAACCTTTGGGCACGTATTCCTGAGTATTACAGAATTTTAGACGCTAACCAAGAAGGTAATCCTCTTTACAATTTTTTAGAGTTGTTTGGGTGGGAAATAGATAAAACACGAACGCTTATTGAAACAATACCCCTGTCTATTGACCCTGAACTTGCTGTAACCCCAGCATTACACGAACTTGCAACACAACTAGGATTAGAAACAAGCATTGATATTGTTGGCACTACAAGAGTTCGTAACCTTCTTAATAACATTGGTTATATTCGCCGCCGAAAAGGAACTATTGAAAGTATTTCTTATTACCTTTCAGCGTTAACTGGTTGTGCTATTAGTTATGAAACAACAGGGACAGGCGCTGGCGCTTCTTATACTTTTAAAGTACATTCTCAAAGAGTTAACTTTGCTGCTGACCCAACGTTCAATCAGGCTGTGGTAGCAACCACAACTGGTACGGGCGCTATTTTCAAAACCTCTTTAACACGTTCTGCTACTTGGGGTGTTTACTCGTATGGTACAACCAGTACAACTGGGGCATCTGTAACTACCAATGGTTCTACACTTACCGTAAAGAATGTGGGAACTGGAACTATAGATGTTTTGGTGTACCAACGTACAGCCTTTCCTTATTACCCAGCGGGTGACCTTTACACTAACTTTACAAGCACTCAAACGGCTGGCGCTTCTTTTAATAATTTTCATCTTGCTACAACTGACAAAATGTCATCATGGGAATCTAATGTTTCTGGAGGGTCTGTGCCATCAAACATCCTTTATGACACTTGGAATACCACACAACAAAAACTTCCTGTAGACACGTTTAACCCTCTTGAAGAACGTTACGAAATTCCGTATAACAGTACAAGCGAAACAACTGTTAACCTTGTACCTGTGTTGTATTTTACTCTTGCTGCTAATGCCATTGTGACATTAACAAACTGGCTAGTAGAACCCTTCTCTGTTGGCTCATACTTTGATGGTAATACCCGTGAAGGTGGTTTGCTTCCAGCCGCTTCTGGAATCGGTACAGGTATTTCAGACTATCGTTGGCACGGTACAGCAAAAAACTCTTTTTCGTATTACATGCTTGATTACCAAAAAATCAACACGGTTACCAGAGACATCATTATAAATTATATTGCGCCTGTAACCATTAAAGACCAAATAGACATAGTATGGAACTACTACTACGGAAAGTAAAAAATGGATTATATACTTGGAGCACTAGCAGTTTACAAAATTACACATGTGTTGGACACGCTCACACCTAAAGAAGCCATGCCTTGGGTAAAGGTAATTTTCTCCCTTTTGGTCAGTTTTATACTTGCACTTGTGTTAGGTCTACCTAATATCTTTGTTGCAGGTTGTGCAATTGCTACCCTTGCTGGTACAGTGCATGCGTTCCTCCGCTTGCTAGTGCTTGTGGGGGACATGACACAACGAAAAGTATTGAGGTAAAAAATGACACATTATGGAATTGTAGGCGGTGGCGAACACCCAGAAAACATTATTGAAGATTGCTTAAAAGACATTTACAGCAATGATGCCGACCACATTCTGTATTTGAACTGCCGTAAGGGCGCTTCAGAATCTGAGAAGCGTGTGTACACATACGTGCTGGATAATAACATCCCATTCTTGGCAGTATCTCAAAATGGTTCAGCACCAAAGGTGCTTGTTGAAACAGCCGATTACATTGTGGACGGTGGAGACTCCGCAGACGTTACTATCATCAAAGAACTTGCCGCTAATGCTGGCACTCTTCTTATCCTTTGGGATGATGTAGACGAACGGCGCATGAATCGGTTAGTAGTTGCTGCGACTGATTTGGGAGTTAACGTTTTGGAACTTAGTAATGGTCTTACTCCATTTGTGGTTGAGGCTACAGTTGAAGAACCGACCATTACAGAAACACCGACACCAAAAGCAGAGGTGGAATTAGAACCACTTACTCGTGATGAATTGGGCGACATGACTATTGGTCTTTTGAAGAAGGCTGCTTTTGCACAAGGAATTGCTGACGCAAGTGGGATGTCTAAACAAGAGTTAGTAGATGTCTTAGTAGAAGATGAACCCATTGTGGTTGCTGATGTACATGAGTCCCAAGAGATTGGAAATGGTTTCTTTACATGGCTTCAAAATGGTGAAGTACATACTCACCCACTTCCACCAATCTTGGTTAAGTGGTTTATTGAAGAGTTAAAAACCGCTTAGTTACTTAGTGGAGGCAGTCAACTGCCACTGCCATTTCTTGTGCATGTCTTCACGCTCTGCCAAGAAATTAGCAATACCCTGTTCATTGGCTTTAGTAGCCGAAGCAAACGCCTTGCCAATTGTTACGAGAACACCCTCGTTAACTTTTAGCAGGGCTTTTGCCATTGCTTTGGGGTTAGGTGCCACTTCAACACTTTCAACCGTTCTGAGGTCAATGAACTTGCTTAGAGTGAACGGTGCATACTCATCCAGTTTACGAAGGTTTTCAGCAATGGGGTCAATGCTGGAATACACATCTTCATAAATGTCCGCAAACAAAGAATGGTATTGACTGAAATCGGAACCTTCTACGTTCCAATGGTAACCATGGGCAACAAAGTACATTGTTACCGAATCAGATAACAGTGTCTTTAGGTCGTTAGTTAATGTGCTCACCATTTCTCCTTATTTGCCCAATAAGCAGCGCTCATCTTGCCTTTGGCAATGTTCTTGGCATGTCGGTCTTTAAATGCTTTGTTGCGTGCAGAACCATCAGGTGAACCTTCTACACCTTGCTGACCAAAACGGATGGTCTTAATCTGGTCGCCTTGTTTAGCCACAACAATATGTGATTTGGTTGGATGGTCAGGTGTTGCTTTTGGTTTGTTGAAACCTGATACACCTGCACGCTCCAAGCGTGGGTCTCGCTTCTTTGCAGCCATTACTTCTTTTTATCTTTCTTAGACACAGCCATGTTGTCTACGAGATTGGGGTAAGGACGACCTGCTGCTTTGGCACGGGCTTTAGCCTCGGACTTCTGCTCAGGAGTCAACTTCTTATCTTTTTTAGATGGGTCTGGTTTATCCCATACTTCTTTTTTACTAGCCATTATTCAGGACTTTCATGATTGCAGTTATCGCCTGTGCACTCTTTAAAGTGCCAGCCACCCGATGTGGCTTCTGCTCGGCGGAATTCAAGGTTACGTTTACCTAAAGCGGTACCAGTCATAAGGTGCTTGCCACCACTGTTAAAAACGTGGTAGTTAAGGAAGTTAATCCCTTTGGTTACACCCGTATCTTCAAGGTGGTGAACATCACCATCTTGGGTAACATCAATAGATTCTGGCTCTTGAGTCATTTAACCAGTATAGCGTTGCATACGCCCTCAGGTGGGTGTACACTTACAACCCCTACGGAGGTACCACATGTCTACTAAACGCCCTTTAAATCGCTTCTCAGGGCCCTTTCTGGCTATTCCACGGTGGGTACTCCAGTACCTGAATGACGATGGAACTACGGCGTTAGTTCTGATGCATTTGTGTTGTTATCTAGATGCCGACCAGAACGTCTGGGCTAGTTACAACACCTTGGCAAAGAACTCAGGTTTGAGCCGTAGCACGGTCATTAGGGCAATACAGAAACTCTGTGAAATGGGTGTGCTTATAAAGACAAAACGCTCTAAAGGTGGGCGCAATGCACCCAACATTTACTCCATGAACTTTAACAATCCAAACACTTTTAAACTGCCTGATGGTGTCACTGGTGATACCACCCCCCTAGTGTCACCCCTGACACCAGGTAGTGTCACCCCTGACACCATAGGTAGTGTCACCCCTGACACCCCTAACAAGAGTAAAGAACAAGAAGAAAAGAAGAAGAAAGGATTTGAGAGGATTGACTCTAGGTTGATGTCATGACATCACGACATCATGATGACTGGGGCAACGCCATTGGGAGTGACCCCGACAGCCCAAAAGAAGTTGCAGTCCCCAAGAAGAAACCCCGTCAGGATAGCCTAACAGGATTAGTTTATTATTTTAGTAATGCAATGCCAATAGAAACCATGGCTCGCATAGGTGCCCCCGTCAATGGTCCCGCCCTAATTAAAGGTTTTAAAAAACTTGTTGAAGCGGGCTTTACACACGCAGATATTCGTGGCATGATTGACACCTTCGCTAGTAAGTTGCGGACGAAACCTTTAAAGCCAGAACTTTTGGCTTGGCGTGTATTCTTGGGAGACCTTGACGCACTTGCTCAAAGTTTCCGTACCAGCAACCCTAATGAAGAATACGGCAAGTGGGGACTTGACGCTAGATTGATGGAGGATTAATGGCTGAATGGCGTAGCGACCGCTACTGGAGAAACCGACCAGTAGATGAACGTTTAAAAAATGCTCGTGTACCTGCTCGTTATGCAGATAAGAGTTTTACAACTTATGACCAGGATAAAGGAGACCCTGCTTCTTTTGCAGGTGTACAGAAGTGGTCTGGCTCTGCTGAAAAGCATGTTCAAAATGGAATGGGTATTTTTCTATTTGGGCCAACAGGTACAGGTAAGACCCACTTGGTTCAAGCAGCCTTGAAAGAAGCCCTGCAAAACAATTTGCTTTCAGGAATCTTTATTACTGCTGACCGTTACTTGGATATGGTTTATGACGAGACTCGCAACCACGGTGAGTTGTCGGATGGCTACTCAGACCCAAACTTGCTTATGTACATGCGCCGTACTTTTGACATCCTTGTTTTGGACAGTCTTGGCTCAGAACGCACAACAACTGACTTCGCACGCAGTGCGTTGGCAGCATTAATTGACAATCGCTATGAAGAAAAGAAAACAACTCTTATCACTTCTATTTTGACACCAGACACAATTGCACACCGCTACGGGCAACACCTTGCATCAGTCATCCATGAGAGCAGTTTCATTATTGAAACAGCAGGACTGGACTATAGGACACGCCGTGCAGGGTAACGATATTAGTCTTGGCGTAGACGCTGGTCAGGGCGTTATCTTTGAAGGACTGCTTGCAACTCCTCCTGATAAAAAGTACAACATCTTTAAGCGCAGTACAGAAACTGCTGAGAAAGAGATTCGTCATTGGAAACCTAATGACCTACCTTTGAAAGCATTGATTGACACCTCAGACCGTTTAGGCGTTAGCACAGAAATTTATACTTTCTTGCCGTACCCTGAAGAAATTGAAAGTTGGTTCTTTCGCAAAGGTGTATCACTGCCAGTGCTTGCTTACTCAAATATTGAAGAGTTGGCATACGACTTGCGTTTTAAGCATTCTATCCGTAGGATACTTGTTCCTACTCAAGAACAGGCCGCTATCATTGGTATCCGTGCAACAGTAGTTGACCCACAGAAAGCATGGATGCTGTAATGGCAAGCGCCGAACATCTCTTAATTAGCAAAGTCATCCAAGAATCATCGGTTACAGAAGTTGTAAACGCAGGTATCAAGCCTTCGCACTTCAGCCCTAACTTTTCTGAAGTATGGATTTGGATTCTTTCATATTGGCGTGAACACAGTGCAGTTCCATCTGCTCGTGCGTTTAAGCAAGAGTACGCAGATACTTTATTGCTGGATGCATCTGCTGAACCTTTCTCTGCTCTTGTAGATGAAATTTATGAAGCGTTCAAACGTGAACATTTGATTCAATCAATTGCGGCTGCGATGCCTGCGTTGAACAACAACCACATTGAAGAAGCCTATAAAGAACTTTCCGCAGGTCTACAACGTGCCAGTACAGAAACTGCTCGCCTTCGGGATGTGGACATCATTAGTAACTGGGAGGAACGCCTTGCTCGTTATGAAGAGATGCGTAACACACCAAACTCATTGCGTGGTATACCAACTGGTTTTACAGGTCTTGACCGCATTACCGCAGGGTTACGTCCACAACAGTTAATTACTTTTGTTGGTGAAGCCAAAAAGGGTAAGTCATTAATGACACTCATCATGGCAAGTGCTGCTCACATGCACGGAACATCACCAATGTATGTTTCTTTTGAAATGAGTATTGAAGAGCAGACTGCTCGTTATGACGCACTGCTATCGGGTGTTTCGCATACCCGCATCTTGCGTGGAGACATGTCTCAAAAAGACATGGAGAAGTTGTCAAAGGCTTTGCGTCTTCAAAAGAACATGCACCCTTTCGTAATGACTGAAGACACTTCTTCTCTTACAACTGTTTCAGCACTGACTGGAAAAGTACAGCAGTATCGCCCAAGCGTTCTGTTTGTTGACGGTGTGTACTTGATGGATGACGAGCAAGGTGAACCCAAAGGTAGCCCACAAGCGCTTACTAACATCACACGCTCTCTGAAGCGTCTTGCACAGCGTTTTGATATCCCTATCGTTATTACAACCCAGGTGTTGTCATGGAAGTTGGGGAACAAGAAAACTCGTCAAGTAACTGCTGATGCAATTGGATACACCTCTTCGTTTGCTCAAGACTCTGACTTAGTGTTGGGTGTTGAATCAGACCCTGACATTGATAACCAAGCAATTATCCGAGTCCTTCTTGCTCGTACTGCTCCTAAAGGTGAAGTGCGCATTAAATGGGATTGGGACAACATGGACTTTACGGAGGTAGATGAAGATGACAGTCATGGAAACTGGTACTACTAGTCTTGTAGATGTGCTTACCTCCATTGGTGTTGAAGTCACTAATGTTGGTGAACGTGAGATTAGTGGTCGCTGTCCTGTACACATAACAAGAACTGGCAAAGCAGATGGGTCTCCTTCATGGTCTATGAATGCTTCAACAGGAGCATGGATTTGTTTTTCTTGTGGTGCTCGTGGTTCACTAATGGGACTTGTACAAGACTTAACAGGTTCTGACCAACCTGCATATGACTACTACGCAACTATTGCAACTATGGGACTAGAACGTCTTACTATGCCAACTGTTGTGCATAGACAAGAAGCGGACATTGTGCAGTACTCCAAGTTTGCCGATATTCCTCAAGATGTATTACAAACAAAAAACCTTACAGAAGAAGCCTGTAGGTTGCACTCTGTGCGTTGGGATACAAAGAATGAGTGTTGGGTTCTTCCTTTGTTTACTCGTGAACGAGAACTTTTGGGGTGGCAATCTAAAAAGAGTGGGTGGGTTCGTAACTACCCTGTAGGTGTTAAGAAGTCTGAAACTTTATTTGGTCTTGAACGCTTTAAAGGAGGGACTGCAATTTTGCTTGAGTCACCCTTAGATGTTGTTCGCCTTACAAGCATTCATTCAGAAATTCAGGGTCTCGCTAGTTTTGGGGCTGCTATCAGCACGACTCAGATTAACTTGCTAGAACAATATGCTGACCGTTTGATTGTTGCCATGGACAATGATGAAGCAGGTATTACCGCTTCTAAAAAGTTATTTGATACCTTGCCACGTTTTCGCAAGGGCGTTCTTTGGCTAAACTATGATGGTACTAACGCAAAAGATATTGGGGATATGACTGACGATAAAATCGTAGAAGCCGTTTCCTCAGCCTCTGCTATTCCAAAGTGGTTTAAATGACATTTACAGGAACTCTCTATCCTTTTCAACAAGAAGCACAAGAAAAGATGGTTGACCGTGGTCAAATCCTTCTTGCAATGGTTATGGGTGCAGGCAAAACGCCAACCACCCTATCGGCTGTTGAGCATCTTTTAGATGTTGGAGATATTGACCGTGTCATTGTCGTTGTTCCCTCTTCTTTAAAATACCAATGGCTCCGTGAAATCAAAAAGTTCACCACATCTCGTGCAGTAGTTATTGATGGCACCCCCAAAGAACGTGAAGCCCTTTGGCGTTTATCTCGTTCTGCTCAATACACAATCATTAATCCTGAGATGCTTATCCACGATGAACCATTGTTTAAAAAAGCAGCCTTTGATGCAATGGTTATTGATGAAGCCACTATCATTAAATCGTTTAGTGCTAAACGTTCTAAGTTACTTAAACGGCTTGGTAAGACTTGCCATTATCGTTTTGCATTGACAGGCCAGCCTATTGAAAATCGTCCTGAAGAACTGTTTTCTATCATGCAGTTTGTAAACCCTAATGTTCTTGGTCGGTTTGACATCTTTGATAACACATTTATTGTGCGTGACAGTTACGGCAAACCCGTGCGTTACAGAAACTTACAACAACTAAACAAAACGATTGGTGACGTAATGGTTCGCCGTACCCGTGAAGACATCCAAGACCAACTTCCTAAGGTTATTAACCAAGTTATTCCAGTTCAGTTTGATAACTCAGGTGGTAAGGCATACCGCATGATTGCGGCTGACCTTCTCCAGGAACTTCAATCGGCGGTTAACCAATACGGTAAAGGTTTTGACTTGTGGGCTCACTACAACACTGGCGCAGGAGGAGAAGCCCAAGGTCAGATTATGTCCCGACTTACAGTTCTTCGTATGCTTTGTGACAACCCACAACTTGTTTTTGAATCCGCAGAAAAGTACCTTGACCCCAATACATCTGATGGTAGTGAGTACGCCAGCCATGTGGTTGCACACGGTTGGTTGACTAAATCAGCAACTAGTCCTAAACTAGACGCAGTACTTGAATACATTAAGGATGTATTAGATGAAGACCCGAATAATAAGGTTGTTTTATTCTCATTCTTTAAAAAGAACTTACGGATTATCCAGGAAGCAACGCAGAAAGTTTCTGAAAGCGTTTTATTCATGGGAGGAATGTCTGCTGAAGAACGGGACATTGCTAAACAGAAGTTTGCAACTGACCCAAATGTCCGTCTTTTTTTATCGTCAGACGCAGGTGGGTATGGCGTGGACTTACCGAACGCCAACTACCTCATTTCCTACGACCTCCCATGGTCTGCTGGAAAACTAGACCAACGGGATGCCCGTATTATCCGTTTATCTTCAATACACCCCCACGTTACAATTACTTCATTCGTAATGAAAGGCTCTATTGAAGAAAGGCAGTACGAAATGCTTCAACAAAAACGTGGAATTAATGGTGCGTTTATTGACAAAGGGTACGACAGCCATGGTAAGTTTGAACTAAACGTAGGCTCATTAACAGAGTTTATGGCTAACTCAG